AAATAGAAGTAGGCGAACATTATGAGGACTACAAAAATGAAGATTACGAATTAATAAAATAACATGGAATTCAAAATAGGTGATATTATAAGGGATGTTGAAGATGGCGACTGTTATTATGTAGGTGAAGTAACTGAAGTAGAAAATAATGAAGTTGCAAAATACAAAGTTTTAGATGTGTTTTGGTGTGGGGATTACATCAAAGACGATGAATATATAGGTAAAATAATAGAACCACAATGGTGGTATATAACTAAATAAAATAAAACATGACAAGAAAAAGACGAACAAAAGCTGAAATATTAGCGGCTAAAAGCGAAGGATTAGGGGACACAGTAGAAAAGGTTTTAGAAGCTACTGGAGTATCAAAGGTTGCTAAATGGTTACTTGGTGAAGACTGCGGTTGTGATGAGCGCAAAGCAAAGTTAAACGCTTTATTTCCGTATCGTAAACCTGAATGCCTACTAAAAGACGAATACGAATATTTAAAAGAATGGTATTCTGAAACACGTTATTCAATGAAGCCTACCGAACAAAAGGAACTATTAAGAATTTATAATAGAGTATTTAAAGTAAATATGCAACCAACTTCTTGCGGTTCTTGTCTACGTGATGTAATGAATAAATTAGAAATATTATTTAACACGTACGAAGATGCCAATTCCTAAGCCACGAAAAGACGAAAGTAAAAAAGACTTTGTTCAAAGATGCATGATTGACGATACAATGACTTTTGAATACGAAGATATAGACCAACGGTTAGCAATATGTTCAACAACTTATGAAGAAAAATTAAATGAAGTTAGTAAAGATAAGCGAGGTTAAACCCAACCCGAAGAACCCAAGAATAATAAAAGACGGAAAATTTCAAAAGTTAGTTAATTCTATTCAAGAATTTCCTGATATGCTAAATAAACGCCCGTTAGTGGTTTTTACCGACGTGGACAATAAATACGTTGTCTTAGGCGGTAATATGCGTTTAAAAGCCTGCAAAGAAATAGGATTGAAAGAAATACCGATTATAGTAGCAGACGAATGGACTGAGGAACAAAAAAACGAATTCTTAATAAAAGATAATGTAGGTTTTGGAGAATGGGATTGGGATAGTTTAGCAAATGAATGGGACGTAGAAAAGTTAGACGATTGGGGTTTAGATATTCCTAACTTTAACAATGTAGATTACTCAGAAAAAAACGAAGAAATTGACATTGATAGTTTAGATGAAACAATGACTATTAAATTAAACTTTACTGAAACAGAATACTGGACTGTTAAACAACAATTATCTGAAATAGCGGCAACCCCTGAACAAGCAATCTGGAAATTATTAGGTAATGAGTAAGCACAGATTTAATTATAAGTGGTATTTAAAAGACGGTTATCCTCAAAAAAACGGATTAAAAGTATTTGGCACTTTTATTTGTGGTGGTGGTTCTACAATGGGTTATAAGTTAGCAGGCTTTGAACATTTAGGAGGTGTTGAAATAGACCCTCAAGTTGCTGATGTATATAAAACAAACCACGACCCAAAATATTTATTTGTTGAGGATATAAGAGAATTTGCAAATAGAACTGAATTTCCTGAAGATTTATACAACCTTGATATTTTAGACGGTTCACCGCCTTGTTCAAGTTTTTCAATGGCAGGTAACAGGGAAAAAGACTGGGGAAAAGAAAAAGTATTTCGTGAGGGACAAGCAAAGCAAAGATTAGACGACTTATTTTTTGATTATATAAAACTTGCAAAAAAATTACAGCCGAAAGTTGTTATTGCTGAAAACGTCAAAGGAATGTTACAAGGCAATGCAAAGACTTATGTAAAGCGAGTAAAAGACGAATTTGAAAAGGCAGGATATAAAGTTCAATTATTTTTACTTAATGCTGCATCAATGGGGGTACCTCAAAAACGCGAACGGGTATTTTTTATTTGTCAAAGAAATGATTTAAATTTTCCTAAATTAGAATTAAAGTTTAGTGAAAAAAATATAACTTATTCAGAATTTAAAACAAATGAAATAGGTTCAAAATTAACAAATGAAACAATAGAAGTTTGGAATAAAAGAATACCAACTGATAAAAGTTTATGTGATATTCATTTACGAATAAGTGGAATTTCAAAAAGATTTAATGCTGTTTTTATAAATGATAATCAAACGCCAAACACAATAAGTGCTGGGGCTGATAGTGTTCCAATAAGACACGATATTCCAAATAGAATATGTATGAATGAAGTTAAAATGATTGGTACATATCCACTTGATTATAATTTTAAAAAAATAGAACCTAATTATTTAATTGGAATGTCAGTACCTCCAGTAATGACTGCACAGATAGCAACTGAAATATATAATCAATGGTTTAAATAACAGCACAATTACAGCACAATGGGAGCAAAAGATATTGAACAACATAAATTTCAAAAAGGCGAAAGCGGAAACCCTAACGGTAGACCTAAAGGAGCGAAAAACCGCAGCACAATAGCAAAGTATTGGTTAGAAGTTAATCAAAAGCTAAAGAACCCTTTAACAGGTACTGAAGAAACAATGAGTCAAGAGGACTTAATGACTTTGGCTTTAATTAAAAAAGCACGTGAGGGAGATGTAGCAGCTTACAAGGCTTTAATGGATAGCGGTTACGGTGCGCCATTACAACAAATAGAACAAACAATTTTAGAACAACCATTATTTCCTGATGTTTCAGAGAACGACAGCAACGAATAAGGTACTGGCTTTAAAAAGACGAATTAAAATAATACAAGGTGGAACTTCAGCTTCGAAAACGTATTCTATTTTAGCCGTACTCATAGATAAAGCAACAAGAATAGCAGGACTTGAAATAAGCGTAGTAGCTGAGTCAATACCTCATTTACGTAGAGGTGCATTAAAAGACTTTCTTAAAATACTTAAATGGACTAACCGATTTAACGATGAACAATTCAATAAATCTTTATTAACCTATAACTTTAAAAATGGAAGTGTTTTTGAATTTTTTAGTGCGGACGATAGCTCTAAGTTACGTGGTGCTCGGCGTGATATTCTTTATATTAACGAATGCAATAATGTTACCTTTGAATCTTATAATGAACTTGCTATACGTACTAAAAAAGAAGTATTTTTAGATTTCAACCCAGCGAATGAATTTTGGGTACATACTGAACTAAAAGACGAACAAGACAGCGACTTCTTAATTTTGACCTACAAAGACAACGAAGCCTTAGACAATAGTATTGTACAACAAATAGAAAAGAACCGTTTAAAAGCGGAAACAAGCGCATATTGGGGTAACTGGTGGAGGGTTTACGGACTTGGCGAAATAGGAATGCTCGAGGGCGTTATATTCAGTAATTGGAAAACTATCGATATACTACCGAAAGAAGCGAATTTAATAGGTATTGGATTAGACTTCGGGTACACGAACGATCCGAGTGCAATAATAGAAATATACAATTACAACGGTACCAGGATAATAAACGAATTGAAGTACCAAACGGGAATGTTAAACAGTGATATTGCAAACGCACTACCGAAACACGTACCTGTTTACGCTGACTCCAGCGAACCTAAAAGCATTGAAGAAATAAAACGCTACGGAATAACAATTAAAGGCGTTACAAAGGGTAAGGATTCAATAAACTACGGAATAGATGTTATGCAACGTAATGAATATTTAGTTACTTCAAACAGCACCAACCTAATTAAGGAACTTCGTGCGTATTGCTGGGACACTGATAAACAAGGCACACGCTTAAACAAACCGATTGACACAAATAATCATGGTATTGATGCGCTGCGCTATCATGAAATGGAAACGTTAGGAATGAATTCTAACTACGGTAAATATCATATTTGGTAAATAAATAATATTTCGCACCTGTTCAAGTATGCAAATAGTGTGAATTATATTTACAAACTACAAAAACACGAATTAAAAGTTAATATATAGAATGAAAACAGAAATTGTAATACCTACTTCATTAAGTGAAATACCTTTAAAGAGCTACCAAGAATTTATGAAGGTAGTCGAAAAATCTAATGACGATGAGTTCATAGGTCAAAAGACTATCGAAATATTTTGCGGTCTGAAAATGAAAGACGTTGTAAAAGTAAAGTGGAGCGACGTTAAAAGCTTAACCCTACATTTAAACGAAATATTCAAAGCGAAGCCTAAATTTCAAGCTACGTTTAAAATTCAAGACACTGAATTTGGTTTTATTCCTAATCTGGAAGATATGACTTTCGGGGAGTACATTGATCTTGAAAGTAATATTTCAAGCGTAGAAACTTTTCACAAAGCAATGGCGGTAATGTACCGACCTATTACAAAGAAAGTAAAAGACCGATACGAAATATTTGAGTACGTAGGCACGGACGAATTTAGTGATGTTATGAAGTACGCTTCATTGGATGTTGTTTTAGGTGCAACGGTTTTTTTTTCGACTTTAGGAAGCGACTTAGTACAACATACGCTTACCTCTTTGGAGAAGGAGATACAGAAGAATCCGAAGATAATGACTTTAGCGAAAGAACGCAATTTAATAAACGATGGGGATGGTACAATTCAATCTATGCGCTTTCTCAAGGAGACGTTACAAAGTTTGATGAAGTTACCCGACTGGGAGTTAGAAAGTGTCTTACCTACCTCACTTATGAAAGACAAAAACGAGAAATAGAAGAAAGAGAATTAAAAAAAATACAAAGACATGGCTAATTATTACACTGTTTTAGATACGTTAAAAACAAACTTAGAAAACGATCCATTTGTAAACACGGTTACTCAAGGCGATATTTTTGCGGTTGACTTAGCAAAGCAAACAATATTTCCTTTAGTTCATATTATAGTAAATAACGCAACGTTTGAAAGTAATATAATTCGTTTTAACGTGAGTTTAATGGCAATGGATATTGTCAACAAGTCAAAAGACGAAGATACAAATATATTTGACGGTAACGACAACGAGATTTACGTACTTAACACTATGCTTTCAGTATTGAATAGGTTATACGAAGAACTTAGACGAGGTGACTTATTTACGGATGCTTTTCAAGTAGACGGTAATCCAACCTTAGAAGCCTTCGCTGAAAGGTTTGAAAACTATTTAGCTGGTTGGACTATGACTTTTGATATTTTAGTTCCTAACGAAATGACTGTTTGTTAATGAGTGAAAGATTAAAAGCCTTACAAAAGTTTCGTGATTTGGTAGTAGCTGAAGCGAAAGCCAATTTACAAAAGATGGGTAAAGATACCAGCGGTAAATTATCGAATTCAATAAAAGGCGACGTTAAAGAAATGCCTAACTCGATAGGTGTTTATTTTGAAATGGAGCCTTACGGTAACTTTCAGGACAAAGGGGTTTCAGGAACGCAAAGAAAATTTAATACTCCTTATTCGTATAAATCTAAAATGCCGCCGCCAAGTGCGTTTGATAAATGGATAGTTCGTAAAGGAATAGCACCACGAAGCGCAACGGGAAAATTTCAAAGTAGGAAAGGTTTACAATTTGCAATTGCTAAAAGTGTATTTAAATACGGAATTAAACCAAGCTTATTTTTTACCAAGCCATTTGAAGCTGCCTACAAAACTTTACCTGACACGTTAATAGATAAGTACGGTTTAGATGCCGAACAGCTTTTAAACGAAATATTAGACCAAAATTTAAAGAATATAAAATGAGTATTTTTGCACGTTCACCTTATATAGTAGAAATATCGGAAACAGGACAAGACGGTTCTAAGTTAGAAGTATTTATTTGGAACGGTACGGGGAGCGCACCAGCTTCGCCAAGTTACACTTTGAGTAAATTAATACCAGCTTCAAACAACGTAAAGACGTATTACAATATTTCACCTTACATTCGTGAGTATATCAGTTGGAATACAAGACAAGAAATTTACAATACTTTTCCAGCAAGTCAAACTACGCAATGGTGCAATGTTCAACTAAAAAGATACAAATTAGACGGGGGCGTTTACACGCTACTTAGTACAAATTCTTACGTAGCATACGATGGTTTTGGATGGTATGAACAAGGATATAATTACACGCCGACCTACGACATATTACACGCCGAAGGAACGTTTTTCTATTACTACGATGGCACAAACCCAAGTTCAAATTCAAGTAGAAGGGCTGGTCATATAATGGTTAAAACTGCGACAAGCTACAAAGCAAAATATACTAACTTGGCAACGGCTGCTACATTCACACAAAACTTAACAAACAATTCTATTTTAGACGTTCCTACCGTTTATGAAAATTATTATGCTGGTGGAAATAAATTAGAAATAATAATTAATATTTTAGGTACTGACGTAACTGTTTGGACTGGTTATTTTAAACCTTTCGAGCTATGCCGCTATACAGCCGTTTTGTGCGACTTTGTAAACAAATACGGTAGTTGGCAAAGAACTTGGTTTTTCGCAGCGTCTAACGATACATTCAGCATTGAAAACACGGAATACAATTTAATGCAAAGCACGTTTCCTAATTACAATACTTTAGAAGGTCAACGCAAAGTATTCAACACAACGGCAAAACGTAGCATAAAAGTAAACACGGACTGGGTAACTGAAAGCTACAATGATTTGTTGGAGCAGCTAATGACAAGCGAAAGAATATTAATAAACAGTTTACCCGTAAAGATTAACACGAAGTCAACGGAGCTATTTAAGAATATAAACCAAAAAATGATTAACTATTCTTTGGAGTTTGACTTTGCTTTCAATGCAATAAACAACGTAATATGAGGCAAGTACAAGTTTATATTGAGGGACTTAAGATTGAACTATTTGAAGATGAACAAATTAATGTTACTTCGAGCGTTCAAAATATTAACGATATTTCAAAAGTATTTACTGATTTCTCGCAGTCGTTTACGGTACCAGCTTCAACCGTTAACAATCAAATATTTAAACATTTTTATCAATCCGATATTGGTGATCCGTTAGACCCTACGACGTTATTTGACCATAACATAAGAAGGAGCGCATTAATTGAAATTGACCTAACTACTTTCAGACGTGGTAAAATTCAGATTGAAAAGGCGAATGTAAAAAACGGTCATGCTGAAAATTACCAGCTTACTTTTTATGGTGAAATACGAACGTTAAAAGATTTGTTTGGCGAAGATAAATTAAACTTATTAGATTTAATCAGCTTGGAATTTTCGTTTACTGCGAATGATGTTTACGACCGTATAACTGACTTAACAACAGATTACGACGTTCGCTATCCGTTAATTGCAAGTAACCGAGTTTGGGAATATAGGCAAGGAACTGAAGACGTAACTACTAATTCGAAAGCAATACGCTACGATGAATTATTTCCAGCGGTAAAAATTAGTAAGTTATTTGAAGCTATTGAAAATGATTACGGCGTTACTTTTACTGGAACGTTTTTAAGTGATCCACGATTTAACCAAGTATTTTTATACGGTAAAAACACGAATGAATATACCTTTTTAACTGAAAGTACGGACGTTATAATAGACCAAGTAATAGCAACGGTTATTGAAGATAACACGTTACCAAACCCAGCTGATTTAACTTACACAGATATTTACCAAGACGAAATAAATGTATTATTTGCACAAGACGTTCAATTTAGTGTAATTAGTTTTGAGGTATTAAATCAATCAACAATAGGCACTTGGTATATTGACGTATTTCAAGACGGTAATTTTTATCAATCAATTGAAGGAAATACTACGGGAGTTTTTGGTAATATAAGTTTTCAAAACGTTTCAGGATTAGACACGACTTTGACTTTCAAAATGAAAGCTACTGCGCCTATGAATATTGATATGTTAATCAATTACCAAATAACAGGGGTAAACGGATTAAGTAATTACGCACAAATAAGCACTGTACAAACTGTTTTAGCTGGTAATGTAAGCGTAAATTCTACTTTGCCTGATATGAAAGTTAGCGACTTCTTTTCAGGCGTTTTAAAAGAGTTTAACGCAACTTGCGTAGCTACTTCAGAAAACACTTTTGAAATACTACCTTTAGAAGATTGGTATTCACAAGGTGCAATTGTAGATATTACAGAATATACCGATATTGATTCAATAGATATTGAACGAATTAAATTGTATAAAAAAATAGCTTTTAAATATCAGCAATCCGAAAGTTTTGTTAATCGTAATTTCTTTAAAATATCGAATAGCGAATACGGAAATATGGAATACCAATTTGCGTACGACGGGGACGAGTACGTAATAGAAGTTCCTTTTGAGAATTTATTATTTTCACGTTCAACGCATTCTTCAGGTCAATACGCAATATTCGGTTATACGCTAAACGAAAGTCTTAACGCATACACGCCAAAACCGATGCTGCTTTATTTGTACGGCGAAAGCAATGATTTAAGCGCGCACCCTATTAAATTTTTTACTGGTTCTACGCATTTAAATATTGATTCATTCGCTTTATTCGGTCAAGACCTTAGTTATCAAAACGAAAAATATAGTTTAAACTTTGGAGCTGAAAATTCAGTAATTCATTTAGAAACAATTCAACAAGGTTTATATGCTGAATATTATTTTCCGTATTTAGTTAATTTATTTAATTTAAAGAATAGATTAGTCAACGTAAAGACGAATTTACCTATTTCTTTACTGACTAATTTACAACTGAATGACCGTCTTATTATAAGAGATAAACGCTATATAATAAACGAAATGAAAAGCAACCTTACTACAGGTCAAGTTGACTTTAGTTTGTATTTAGATTTTCGACCTTTAACAAGCGGTAAACCCTACGTATCAAGTTTTGACGCACAATGTTTAGACGTTCCGATTCAGTTTGTTAACGGTGCGGTAAGTGCTGATATTACAACAACGTTTGGCGGTGTTACAATTACACCGAGTACAATAACAAGTAGTCAATCTATTACCGTTTGTATTCCTGAAAACACGAATACGCCTTCAAACATTTTAGCAGAAAATTCAGATAGTTTAATTACTGAAGAATTTCAAAACTTAATAACGGAAAATTCGGCAACGCAAGTTATAATTTTAACAATTACTTACACTTTAGGCAACGGGCAACAAGTGGCAAATCAAATAACAATATTACAAGAATGATACAATTAATTTTAGAACTATTAAAAGCTGATGATTTCTTCGGAGTGAGTGAAATAGTGGACGTGGCGAAAGGAAAACACGAACTAACTGGAAATATTAAAAAGATTTATAAACAAGAACGCAGAAAACATTCCAAATTATGGCAGAAAAACGGACAATAGAATTAGAAATACAAGACAATAGCAAAAGCCTAAAAGCGCAATATAGAGAAGCCGTACAAGAACTTCAAAAAGTAAGCGCTGCCTATGGTGAAACAAGTGCGGAAGCCGTAAAAGCGGCACGGGCCGCCGCTGAATTAAAAGACCAAATAGGATTTTCAAAAGATTTAGTAGACTCATTTAATCCTGATGCTAAATTTAATTCATTAACAAAGTCTTTTGGCGGTGTTTTAGACGGATTCCAAGCTTTTGAGGGTGCGTTAGGATTAGTTGGGGTTGAAGGTGAAGCCGTGCAAAAAACTATGCTTAAAGTACAAAGTGCGATGGCTTTATCTCAAGGGTTGCAAGGATTAGGAGAGGCAAGGGATTCATTTAAACAATTAGGTGTTGTCGCGGTAAATGCTTTTAAAGGTATTAAAGGCGCAATTGCAGCAACTGGTATTGGTTTATTATTAGTTGCGGTTGGAACTTTATATGCTTATTGGGACGATATAAAAGAAGCCGTTAGTGGTGTTTCTGAAGAACAAACTAAATTGAACAAAAAAACCGAAGCCAATTTAAAAGTCGCACAAGAAAAAGTAGACAGTTTAAATAAACAAGATAATATTTTAAGGCTTCAGGGAAAAACTGAAAAACAAATTCTTGAAATAAAAATAAAAGAATTAGACGCTACAATAGCAATTGCAGAAACAAATTTAGCAAATCAAAAAGCAACTAAAAAAGCACAATACGAAGCAGCAAAGGCAAATAAAGATATTTTAATGGGTATTATTAATTTTCTTAATAAACCGTTAAAATTTTTACTTGAAACAGTTGACGCGGTTGGAAAAGCAATGGGAGAAAATTTTAATTTAACGTTAGCATTTTCAAAACAAGAAAATGATTTTGCTAATATGTTTTTTAATCCTGACGCAATAAATACGGAAGGAGACGCTGCAATTAAAGAAGCTGAAAACAAATTGATTGAATTACGAAACACACAAGCTGGTTATAAAATACAAATCAACCAAATTGAAAAAGAAGCGCAAGATGAACGTAATAGAATAAACTCACAAGGAAATACAAATAATATAAATTCAAATAAAGACGCGGCAAAAGAACAAATAGATATTACACGTCAAATGGAAGAAGAAACAAACCGTTTGATGGAAGAAGGTCGTGCTAAAGATTTAGATGCGTTACGGATAAAATATAAATATGAACAACAAGAAGCTGATAAAAACTTTAAAGAGGGTAAACTTAAAAAAGAAGATTATGACAAACTAACTGCACAAGCTATTGAAAGCAAACGTTTAGATGACAAGGCAATTAATGATAAGTACGACAAAATAGAAAAAGACGCACGAGATTTAAAGTTACAACAACAAATAAAAGCTGAAGATGCTGCATGGTTAGAATTACAAAAGGCGCGTAACTCACAACGTGAACAAGAACTTTTAGATTTACAATTAGCATTCGATGAAAAGATAGCAGCCGCAAACGGTAACGCTGAAATAGAAAAAGCTATTACGGATAAATTCAATAAAGATTATGCTGCTATAAATGAAAAATACCGTAAAGAAGAAGAAGAAAAACAAAAAGAAAAAGACGAAAAGGAAAAAGAACGCATTAAGCAATTAAACGAATATAGAGTAAAATCAGTTGAAGATTCTTTACAAATTGTTTCAAACCTTGCTGAATTATTTGCTGGTAAAAGTGTTAAACAACAAAAGAAAGCATTTCAAGTTCAAAAGGCGGTTAACATAGCAACGGCAGTAGTAGACACTTACAAGGCTGCAAATATGGCTTTGGCAAGTTCACCACCCCCGTTTAATTATATCGCTATGGCTGCTGCTATTACGGCTGGTTTAGTAAACGTTAAAAAGATAGCTTCACAACAATTTAATTCAAGCGGTTCAAGTGGCGGTTCAGGTGGTTCAAATGCACCAACTGGTGCTGCTCCTATGACTGCTAATTTTAACACAATAGGTTCAAGCGGTATAAACCAGTTAGCACAATTACAACAAACGCCTACACAAGCATACGTAGTTAGTGGAGAGGTAACAAGCGCACAGGCTTTGGATAGGAATAGAGTACAAAACGCAACTTTATAAGTTTAATAGTTATGGCAAAAGTTGAAATAATAGAACTACTAATAGACGACACAAAATTAGAGGCTGGTATTAATGCCGTTTCAGTTGTTGAAAGTCCCGCGATCGAAGAAAACTTTATAGCTTTAAAAAAGCACGAAGTTGAACTAAAAGAGGTTGACGCTGAAAAACGTATTTTGATGGGTGCGGCTTTAGTGCCTAATAAACAAATTTACCGCAGAAATAAGGACAAAGAATTTTACATTTACTTCAGTGAGGATACGGTACGTAAAGCAAGTGAATTGTTTTTAATGAGAGCTAATCAAAACAACGCTACCTACGAACACGAACGTAAAATGTTAGACGGAATGAGTGTTGTTGAAAGCTGGATAATTGAAGATGAGAAACAAGACAAATCAGCAAAATACGGATTTAATTTACCTAAAGGAACGTGGATGATTTCAATGAAAGTAAACAACGATGAAATTTGGCAGAAGGTAAAAGATGGCGAAGTAAAAGGATTCAGTATTGAAGGTCACTTTGTAGATCAATACGAAATGAGTTTACAACAAAACGAAGAAGACGAAATAATAGCATTCTTAAAAGAAATACTGGATACTAAATTAGAAACGTACAACGACTATCCTAAAGAAGCAAGCGAAAACGCGAAGATAGCACTACGCTACGCTGAAGAAAATGGATGGGGTGACTGCGGTACGCCTGTAGGAAAAGCACGTGCCAACCAACTTGCAAACGGTGAGAATATAAGTAGAGAAACAATTTCTCGAATGGCTTCATTTGCACGCCACAAAGAAAATTCACAAAAGGAATTAGGGGACGGATGCGGTCGTTTAATGTGGCTTGCGTGGGGTGGTGACGCTGGTATTGAGTGGGCGCAAAGAAAGTTAGAACAAATAGATAATAAATAAATGAGAACAGCAAGTAAAGTAAGTCCCCGTGGTGGTAAACGTGGATGCCTATGTAAAGACGGAAAATACCACAAAGATTGTTGTGACGGTAGTTTAGAAGCGCAAGGGATAGGCAAAACAGCCAGCGTAACACCGCAAAACGTAACGGTAACAGATAACAACGGAGTACGCACGATAGTACGGCAAAACGGCTAAAAAAGGAACAAGTAAAAATTTTAAAAGTTAATAAGTTATGAATACACTAAAAACAGTTTTCGGAAAACTATTCAAAGAAGAAACACAATTGGCTTCGCACGAAGTTGAATTAGGTACTTTGAAAAATTTAGAAACTGACGTTGTAGAAATGCAATACGGTATAAAGAAAATTAAGGAACTTAAAAAAGAAATTAAAGCGGTATACGACAACACTATGAAAAAAGTTGATACTGATTTAAACGATTATAACGTAAAAGCAAAAGAGGTTGGTATTGACCCTGAAAAAACTGAAGCTTTTAAAAAGTTGCAAGAATTAAAAAAAGAATTAGAAAGTTTAAAATAAAATAAAAATGAAAAATAGCCTAATCAATCAAATCAAAACTTTACTCGGAATGGAAGTAAAACTTGAACAAATGAAACTAATGGATGGCGTAACAGTTCTTGAAGCTGATATGTTTGAAGCTGGTAACGAAATTTTCGTAGTAACGGAAGACGAACAAAAAATACCCGTGCCAGTAGGAGAATACGAAATGGAGGACGGTCGTATGTTAATCGTTGTTGAAGAGGGAATTATTTCCGAAGTAAAAGAAAAAGAAGAGGAAGAGGAAGTTGAAGTTGAAGAGCCTATCGAAGAAGAAGCAAAAAAAGAACAAGAAATGGAAACGGCTAAAAGCAACCCTAAAAAAGTTGTTGAAAGCACAATTAAAGAAAGTTTCTTTTCGGAAATTGAAGCATTGAAAAAAGAAAACGAAATGCTTAAAGCTGAATTAAGCAAGTCAAACGAGGTTAAAGAAAACGAGGTAGAACTATCTGAAGAAGTTAAACCAATTTCTTTTAACCCTGAAAACGAAAACAAAGTTGAAATATTTAAGTATGCTACAAAAAGACAACGTACTATAATGGATTCAGTTTTAAACAAACTAAATAAGTAATAATTTAAAAAAAAATAAAAAATGAGTACAACATTAACAAGTATCTCAAATGATTCTTTACGTCAAGTAGGTGTAATTGAAACATTGACAGGTGCAACAACTTTAACTGCTGAAGATAGCGGTAAAGTATTTATCTTAAACGCTGCTGCTGGAGCGCAAATTACACTTCCAGCGGTTGCCGATGGAGCTGGACAATCTTACAAGTTTGTAGTGGGTGCGTTATTCGCAACAACTGCATGGACTATTAAAGCGGCTACAAACAAAATTCAAGGTGGTGTAATCGTGAATAGTACTAACGTACCGGGAGCTGATGAAAACACAATTACTTTTTCTGCTTCTGCTGATACAATCGGTGACTTTGTAGAATTAGTTGGTGACGGAACAAACTGGTATGTTTTCGGACTTGGTACTTCTGCTGGTGCAATTACTTTAACCGTAGTATAAATAAAATAAAAAACTAAATAAAAATGGAAAAAATTAACCTATCAACTACTCAAAGCATTACTACAACGTATGCTGGTGAGTTCGCTGGAAAATATATTGCTGCTGCTTTATTAAGCGCTCCAACCTTGGAAAAAGGCGGTATTACTATCATGCCTAACGTTAAGTACAAACAAGTA